TGCAATTCCATTTGTCAAGTTCTCCTTGTCGGATCGCGTCGAAGCGTTGGGGCCTAACACTTCACTCCAGCCGACCGCCTACGGCGGCGGCTGAGTTCGGGCGTTGGGTCCTACAGCAGCCAGGGCTGCCTCCGCAGCGTCCATAGCCGCCGCGTACTGTTCTTCGGTCGGCCGCTCTGCCTCGTGCTCCAGATCGCAGTCGCGGCAGATGCGGTGCAGCGCAACCAGCGCGTCAAGCAGCACCGGCGCGGCCTTCACCAGGTTCATGTTGGTGATCTGCTCCTCGGCCAGTTCGGGAACTGTCGGCGGGAAGGTGCAGATCGGCAGCTCGCCAGCGCCGATGACGCTCCACACGTCGCCGCGCATCTCAAGGCGCCATGGCATTGGCGTGTGCTTGGCTTTCGTGATCACTTCGGCTCGATCTGGAACATTGGTCAGGCTCCGAGGTTGGTGGCGGTGGTGGTTGGCTCGTCCTCGAACACGAGGCGTGCGATGCGGCAGGATCCGTAGTCACTCATGGACTTGGCCCGGGCCGCCGCTGCGTCGCGGCTGGCGCTGCGCACGTAGGTCTCGTGCACGATCGGTCCGCCAGGATCGACACCCCAGCGCGGGTGCGCCTTGTCGTTCTCACAGACGACGACCCAGATTTCTGGCTCGGTCGTGGCCATCACGCAGCCTCCGCCGAGCGCTCGCTGGCCGCATTGCTGGCCTGCACGGTGCGGATGCGCGTCACCAGCCGCTCGCAGATCGCGTGGAACTGGCGCTCGGTGTAGAGCTTCGACGCGCCATCGGTCTTCGGCGAGATGCCCATCGACTCCGCAACGAACACCGCGGTGATCGTGAATCCCAACCGTTCGCAGATCGTGCCGAGCTTCAGCGTCGCCGGCTCGTCGGCGCGCTGCGCCTGGGGCAGCGCGACCGGAACGACGCTCTGCACCAGCGCGGGCACGGCGGCGGCCTGCTCCTGCGGCGCGGCCGGCGCGACGGATGCCTGCTGCGCAGCCGCGGCGCGCGCAGCTTCTGCCTGCCGCTTTTGCTCGGCGAGCGCCTCTTCCTCGCGGCGCCGGCGCTCCGCTTTCTCCGCCTCGGCCTGGCGATGTGCGCTGATGCGCGACTGAACGAGCACGAGGAAGTCGTCGGCGGCCTTGTGCACCAGCTGCGCGAGGTCCGGGAACAGGAAACCGAAGCCATCGGCCGCCGTCAGCTTGTAGGCGCCCAGGTTCGCCCGAAGCGCCTGCGCCTGGCCGCTGGCCTCGATCTTCGCTGCCGCCAGCGCCGCGTCGAGCTTCGACCGCACGCTGTCGATCGTCTTCAGCCCCTTGATCGCGGCGCCGAAGTCGGCGGGCACCGGCCGCAGCGTGGCCGGCGCGATCTCGGCGTTCAGTGCGGCGACGTGCTCGGCCAGCGCGGCGCGCGTCTTCGCGACCTCGCCTTCCTTCAGCTGCTGCTTGCGGCTCGTCACCAGCTTGTCGAGGTCGAGCCGGACGCGGCGGGCCTCGGCGCTGATGTCGTCCATCGTGCGCAGCAGTTCGTCGATGCTGGCGGTCTGGCCCAGCGCGTGCTGCTTCGCTGCGGCGAGCTTGTCTTCGACCTCGGAGCACCACTTCACCGCCTTCTCGGCGTCGGCGAAGTCCTGGTCGGTCTGCAAGTCTCGGTTCACCGAGCGGATCGCGGCCAGCGCGGTCTGTTTGAACGCTGGCAGGTTGCTGGCGACGACCTGGCCGCGGATCTCGATGGCGAGCGCCGGCAGCGTCTCCGGCGAACGGCCCACCGGGGCGACGGGCTCCGGCTCCGGCAACTTGTAGGCCGCAAGGTCGGCGGCGAACTGGTCCCAGCCGCGCAGGATCTGCGCGCGCAGTTCGGCGTCTGGCTCATACCAGACGTAGTGCATCTCCACCAGGTTGCCGTCGGCATCGAACTCGCTGGCGACGAAGAGCACGCGATCGCCACCGCAGACGTAGATCTGTTGCTCCATCTGGACGCGGTAGTGCAGCGGAAGCGCCTCGGTTCCGTCGCCGTCGGCGATCGCGCGGAACGCGGCGCGGAGTTCAGCGTTCAGCGCCTTGTGCTCGAAGCCGCGCGTCTCGTCGAGCGTCAGCCCGTCGAAGCTGGCCGACAGCCGGCCGTTCGACCCGGTTACCGGGTAGAGATCCTCGCCGACGATCTTCTCCGCGTGCGGCCTGGCAAGAGCTTCCAGCCGGTGGCCGTTGTCGAAGCGCTTCTGCTGGCCAGCGTCGACCGCCTCGGCAATGCCGGTGTGCATCTCGCGCAGCAGCTGGTCGCGCGTCTTGTAGGGCGAGACGCCGAGCATGGCCGGCGCGTCGGAGGCGTTGAAGTGGCCGACCCGGTAGGCCAGCCACTCGGGCGAGCCTTGTTGCAGTTCTTGGATCTTCACTGTTGGCCATCCTGCCGCTCGGCGGCTTCCATGTCGGCGACGAACGGATCGGCGGTCGGCGCCGGCGCGGCGGCCGGAGAATTGCCAAGCGCCAGGATCTTCGCGCGCTGCTCTTCGCTGAACGTCGCCTTCGTCGACAGCATCGCCAGCAGGTCGGCGGCCTTCTTCTTGCCGGACTCGACCACGTCGCGCCACGCCGGCAGGTTCTTGTCGAAGTCGGCCTGCGGGTAGGCCGGCAGGGACGGCAGTTTCGACAGCGACTCGACCACGGCAGATGGCGACATCGCGCCCTCTATGCCTTCGAGCTCGTCGGCGGTGTAGATGCCCAGCAGCGCGCCAGGGCAGAAAGCGCGCGTCCAGTTCTTCACCTGCAGGTAGCCCATCTGCTGCTTCGGGTTGACCTTCCACAGAGGGCTGTTCTTCACCTGCACTGACGCGGCCGACAACCACTCTCCCCAAGTGATCTGAGTCTCGCCGCGCAGCACCGCGCCGACCCGGCAGCGGTCGCCTTCGTACTCGTAGCTGAAGCTCCCGCGGATCGCGCCGGACTGCATCACGACGGCGTTGACCAGCTGGGCCTCGTAGCCGAGCTTCCCGTTGATCACGTGCGCCTTCTGCGCGACGGCGAACGGGTTCAGGCCCCAGATCATTGCCTGCGTGACGATGGCGAGGCAGTCGCCGATGTTGCCCTTCAGTTCCTTGGGAACGGACAGCGCGCTGTTCGCCAGCGCTTCGGCCATGCGCCACAGCTTGTCGAAGTTCTCGTCCTGCAGCAGGTCGAGTGGCGTGAAGCTGCGCTGCATCAGACGATCGAAATCCGAGGCCGGAGCGGTCACGGTCTGTGCCGCGGCAGCGACCTGCGAGAGTTGGGCGGGTGCGTTCATCATTCCTCCAGTTGGAGAGTTGGATTGGTCACAGGTCACATTCGAGAAACGCGATCCGGCCGCGCAGCACGCGCGTCTGGAACTCGCAGTTCTTCAGGTACTCGACGCCGAGCATCACGCCCGCGGCTTCGTAGCCCTGCCGCTCCTCGGCGATGCAGCGCAGCTGCCACCGATACCAGCTCAGCAGGACGGCGCGGCGCATGGCGCGTGCAATGCTGGCCAGCGTCGACGGTCGGCTGTAGTCGTGGCGTGCGCCGCGGTGGCGCGTGCTGTTGCTGGTGATCACGACGCGCTCCCCGACTGGATGACCGCCAACTCGCGCGCGGCCTCGGGCCCGAAACCGATGCGGCGGAACTCGGCGAACAGCTGCTCGACTTCCCGGGCCTGCTTGCGCTCGGCGCGCCGGCGCTGCGTGTAGGCCCGCGATTGCTCGAGCAGCGCGCGGGCGGTGTCGGGGCGAAGGTAGGCCTTCATTCGCCGCGCTCCCGATACCGGTCCAGGTGGTCCTGTTCGTCGCGCAGTTCTCGGCGGCTCAGCGCCATCGCCGGGTAGTCGGGCGCCGTCACGCCGTCCATCGCCGCGAATGCGTCGAGCAGGTGGTCGTGCGCCTCGCCGAGCGCCGGGACGTAGTCCATCGCATTGGAGAAGACGCCTTCGACGCAGGACAGCAGCGCCACCAGGTTCGCGTGGGTCTGCGGCAGCCGGCAGATGAGCGCGGTGATCTCGTTGATTCCGACGACGCGCGGCGCGGGCAGCGGCTCGCGATCGTGCAGGGCGTGGAGGAGGGTTCCCACTTCGTTCTCCCGCGCTGCTTGGGGTGCAGCGCATGGGAGAACAATAGGGCATCCTATAGGGGTATGTCAATAGGGCTCACTATCAAATATCTGTTGACGTGCAAAATAGTTGCTACTATGCTTGCGGCATGAACAAGTCAGAAGTCTTGGAGCACTTCGGCGGTGTTGTCGAGACCGCGAAAGCGCTCGGCATCGCGCAGCCGAGCGTGACGAACTGGAGCGATCCGCTCCCGATCCTGCGGCAGTTGCAGGTCGAGCGCGTGACCGGCGGGAAACTGCGCGCCGGCCCGGAGTGCGACAAGTACCGCGTGATCGAGGCAAAGGCGGCGTAGTCCATGCCCTCCAGCTTCGGCGCCGCCGCGCCCACCCTTTCCAGCCCCGTCCGCCGCGACATGACGCGCCGGTGCCACCTGTCTCCCTCCTCACTGGTGCCAGCGGGCTCGAGCAGCCGCTGCCACTTTTGACGGCGCGTCGGCGGGCGGGGTTCTTTCTTCCGAGGCGTCATGACAGCACGCATCAAGTACCGATTCGGCCCAGGGCTGTCGCGTGCCGGGCTCAGGTGGACCGACGACGAAATCGCCACGCTGGCCGCGCTCTACCGCGACACGCCGATCAAAGACATCTCGGCGAAGATGCAGCGCACGGCGAAGAGTCTTCGGCTCAAGGTCGAAGAGCTGCAGCTGCGCCGATCCCCGGAGTTCGTCGGGGTCATCCGATCGGAAGTCGGGATGAAGGGCTACGTCGCACGGCTGCGCAAGGCCGAGGCGGGGCGCGCCGAGACTCTGGACGACTCCCCGGCCGTGCCGCGCGTGTTCGCTCCGGACAAGTGCCCGTTCGTCGCGCGGACGCTGGCGAGGCTGCCGGAACTCGAGCGGGCGTGGAGGGCGGCAGCGTGACGTACGGCAAGCCATGGAATCGCAACCTGGCGCGCCGCGCGCCGCTCCCGCAGCAGCCTCGCAACATCAAGGCAGTCGAAGCGGCTCGCGCCGCCGGTAGACTGAGCGACGGCGACCCGGTGGTGGTGTCGTTCGTCGGCGACCTCGACACCGGCTACAAGGCGATCCACGTCTACGCTGACAGCGGCAAGGCCTACGACTGGTCCGGCATCATGGGCCTGCGCGCGATCGTCGTGGTCAAGCCTGGCGTCGACTGCGCTGACGCCGTGCGCCGGCTGATGTTGCAGTGGACGCTGGAGCCGCTGCGCCACGGCAACGACTATCCGACGCTGGTCGACCTTGAACGGCGGGATGTCGCGGCGATCGTCACCGGCCCGAAGCTCTGGCCGATGCCGAAGGACACGGACCTATGGCGACAGCACATCGGGTGAGCAAGTCGTCCGACATCATCGACCTGGCGGACTACACCGGCGGGTCAGGGGCGGAACCATTCGGCGCCGACCAGGTTCCGTTCCTGACGCTCGCACAGCTTCGCGAGCAGGCGAAGTCGGTGCGGTGGCTGGTGAAGCACGTCATCCCGATGGAGTCGATCGGCGTGCTGTTCGGCGGGTCGGGGACGTTCAAGTCGTTCATCGCGCTCGACCTGGCGCTGCACGTCGCCCACGGAATGCCGTGGATGGGGCGCAAGACGCAGCAGGGCCCGGTCCTGATCGTGGCCGCTGAGGGCGGGTCGGGGTTGTGGCGCCGGATCGTCGCATGGCACCGCCAGCACCGCCGCCAATGGGCCGAGGCGCCCGTCTACGTGGTCCCTGTGGCGCTGGACCTCGGCGAAGACGCCCCGCGCGTCCAGGAGGCCGCCAAGGCCCTTGGCGTGGCCCCTTCGCTGGTCATCATCGACACGCTTTCGCAGACCTTCAGCGGCGAAGAGAACGCGGCAAACGAGATGGCCGGCTACCTGCGCGAGCTCGGGCTGTGGTTCCGCGACTCCTGGCAGTGCGCCGTCGCGGTGATCCACCACACCGGCCACCAGGCGACGGAGCGGCCCCGCGGAAGCTCGGCGCTGCGGTCGAACACGGATTTCATGTTCGGGGTCTTCCGCGACGAGAAGGAAATGCTCGCCACGCTGGAGTGCGTCAAACAGAAGGACGGCGAACTGATCGACCCGGTGTCGTTCTCGCTGCAGGTCAAGGAACTGGAGATCGACGACGACGGCGACCCGATCACGAGCCTGGTGGCCAGCGCGATGACGGAGCAGGGTCAGGTGCTCGATCTGATGCAGCACGAGGCCCAGCGCGGGCGCGGCGGGCGCAATCAACTGTTCCTCGACCTGGCGCTGAACGGCAGCGAAGAGAAGAAGGTCCGCCAGTCCTTCTACGACGCTGTCGACGGCGACGCCGAGTCCAAGCGGAAGGCGTACTACCGGGCCAGATCCTGGGCCATCAAGGCGGGCGTGATGGAGATCGCCGAGGGCTACGTGATCCGTTTCGGGGGGCAAACATGAAACGGGACATTGTGCGGCGCACAACGGGACATTTCGGCGAGAAAACGGGACATGGGACATGAAACGGGACATTGGGACAAAGGGGGGGTAGGGGGGGCTGTGTTCCCGTAGTCGAAGACGTAGGGAACACCGAGAAGAGATCTGAAAACGGGACATGGGACACGGGACATGTCCCGCACGAAACGGGACATTTGGAGAAGGACATGAGGCAGGACAAACGCGGGACAGGACATCCCACCCCCTCAGGGGGGCGGGACATCCCATCCCGCTTCCACCGAGGTTCGCGGGGGTCAAAGCCAGTCGCGCCGGAGGGCGCGATGAATTGGACCCACATCGCGGCTTCGAACATGCTCGAAGACCACGCCGCCGGGCTCTACGTCGACCCGCGCAAGTTGGAGGCGGCTCGCAAGCTGCTCGGGCGATGAGATCCGCGATCGCCGCCCGCGTCCTGTCCGCAGCGCATGCGGACCTCGATCACGCAGACCCGCTGCGCCGCGAGTGGGCGAGGTTCATGGTCGACGCGAACAGCCTCACCAAGCCACCCAGAACCGCGCCTGCGCGCGTTTTGCCATCGGAGGAAGACATGCCCACCATCCGCGAGATCCTGCACGCCAGGGACGAGGTCTACGACCCGCAGCCGGCCGTGCCGGACGATGCCGCCTACGAGGCCATGATCCGCAGCGCCTGGCGCGTGCCGGGCAGCGTTGCCGCCGACGGGCAGGCGACGTTCTTCGACCCAGCCGAGCCGATCCACACGGAGCCGGCGGACCTTGACGACGCGAAGCGATCGACCGAGGCCGGCGCCGGTTTCGTCGTGGCGGTCGCGGTCGCAGCGCTGGCCGTCTGCTCTGGGCTCTACCTGGCCGGCCGGATGGGCGCGCTGTGATCGCGTTCACCGTCCCCGGTCAGCCCATCGGCAAGGGCCGCCCGCGCATCGGCAAGGTGGGCCAGCACGCGCGCATGTTCACGCCGGCGAAGACCGTCAACTACGAGGGCTTGATCGCGCACGCCGCCCAGGCGGCAATGCACGGGGCCCCGCTGGTCGAAGGGCCGGTCTCGGTGGCCCTGTCGATCGACTGCCAGATCCCCGCGAGTTGGTCTGGCAAGAAGCAGCGTATGGCGCTGGCCGGCGAGGTGATGCCGACCACCAAGCCGGACGCCGACAACGTGGTGAAGGCGATCTTCGACGGCCTGAATGGCGTGCTGTGGCGCGACGATGTCCAGGTGGTCGACCTTCGAGTCCGCAAGCGCTATGCATCGACGCCGTGCGTGCGCGTCGAGGTCGCACCGCTTGTCGAGGCGTCGCAGCAGCTCGGGATCGCAGCATGACCAGCGACGAAACCACCCGCCAGGCGCCCGACGTGCCTTTCCGCCATCGCGGTCTCGGCATGGCGATGCGCTTCCGCTGCGGCTCCTGCAGCAACCCGAGCGACACCGAAGGCCGAGGCCTGCGCCACGTCGCCGGGCTGCGCACGTACGTCTGCAAGCGCTGCAAGGATCGAATCGACGCGAGGCGCAAGCCATGACCTGCGACGCCTGTGACCGCGCTCGCGAGAACCCGAACTCGGGCCGCTACCACGCGAACTGCGACGACTGCGCAGCTCGAGCCCTGTCGCGCTCGCCGGACTTCGCCGAGGCCGCGCGCCAGGGCAACATGACTCCGCGGTATCGCATGGCGCTCGCGGCGTTCTTCCCGAAGTACGAGCAGCAGGGGCACGAACTCGTGAAGGGATGGGCCAAGCGATGAGCACCAACACAGTGCCGAAAAGTGCTGCGCGCAAGCCTCCAGGCGGGTCGCGCAAGGGCAAGCCGAACAAGGTCACGAAGGAACTGAAGGACATGATCCTCGGCGCCCTGAGCGACGCTGGCGGGCAGAAGTACCTCGAACAGCAGGCGAAGCTGAACCCGGCGGCGTTCATGACCCTGATCGGCAAGGTGCTTCCGCTGCAGGTAACTGGGAAGGACGGCGGGGCGATCAAGACAGAGTCGAAGTCGTTGATCGCGCTCACGGCCGAGGAAGCCTACAAGCGGATGCTCGGCGGTGGCTGACTGGGCTCCGGACTACGACGCGATCTACCGCGACAGGACGGCGCGGCTAGAGCGCATCCGGGCCGACGCATCCATCCTGCCGGGGCTGAAGGAGTTCTACAGGGACAACCCGGTCGCATTCATCACCGACTGGGGCATGACCTTCGACCCGCGGAATGCGGAGATCGGCCTGCCGCCGACGATGCCATTTGTCCTGTTCCCGAAGCAAGCCGACTTCATCGCCTGGCTGCGCGACCTTTGGCTGGCCCGCGAGGATGGGCTTGCGGAGAAGTCGCGCGACATGGGCGTGTCGTGGCTCTGCGTTGCCTTCGCGGTCTGGATGTGGCTGTTTCACCCCGGGACCGTCGCCGGCTTCGGCAGTCGCAAAGAGGAGTACGTCGACGACCTGAACGACCCGAAGTCGCTTTTCTGGAAGGCCCGCCGCTTCATCACGCTCTTGCCGGCCGAGTTCATCCCGGCAGGGTTCGACGTGAAGAAGCATGCGCCGTTCATGGTCATCACGAACCCCGAGAACGGGTCGGCCATCGTCGGAGAGGCTGGCGACAACATCGGCCGCGGCAACCGGACATCGATCTACTTCAAGGACGAAAGCGCCTACTACGACCGCGCCGAGTCGATCGACGCCGCCTTGTCGCAGACCTCGAACTGCAAGATCGACGTGAGCACGCCGAACGGGAACGGGAACCCGTTCTATCGCAAGCGCCACAGCGGGAAAGTGAAGGTCTTCACGTTCCACTGGCGCGACGACCCGCGCAAGGGACCGGACTGGTACTCCAAGCAGCAGAACGACCTCGACCCCGTCGTCCTCGCTCAAGAGGTGGACATAGACTACAACGCCAGTACCGCGGATTCGTGGGTCAGCGGCGCGCTCGTCGAAGCGGCGCAGAGGCTCGGGCCGGCGGATGTCGAGGCGAATGGGCCGTGGATCGTTTCCGTCGACGCCGCGCACATGGGCGACGACGAAAGCGTGATCAGCCGGCGCCGCGGGTTGCTGACGCTGCCGCTCATCACGCACAAGAAGCTGGACGGCCCGGCGCTGGCCGGCGCGACGGAAGAAGCGTGCCGCGACCTGGTCGACGCGGGCGGGTTCATCGGGATGATCTCGATCGAGCTGGACGGACCGGGCGTCAGCGCGTACGACACGCTCAAGCGCGGCCCTTATGCCGCTGTCGTCGTCGGCTTGCACACCGGCGCGACGCTGAAGGACGACCGGAACTACAACGTCAAGGCCAGGCTGTGGCGCGCGGCGAACGATTACCTGAAGGCGGGCGGGTGCTGCATGCCGCGCGACCCCGAGCTGAAATCGCAGCTGTCGTCGTACCGCTACGGCTACCGGGACGGCGTGCTGCTGATGGAGGCGAAGAAGGACTACAAGAAGCGCCTGGGCCGCTCTCCTGACCGAGCCGACGCGTGGATCCTCGGGTTCGCGCCGATACCGGTCAGGCGGCAAGCCGAGGCCGAACTGATCCCGATGGTTTCCCCGTTCGCCCGGCGCTAAACTTGCGCCACTCCGGTCGGCATTGCCCGGCCCGCTGAGTAGTCGAGCCGCCAGCAGCTCATCAGCCCTCAAGGGGACGATGAACATGGCTCGCCAATCGACCGAAGACCGACTCGCCGAGGTGCACGAAGAAGCCCTCGCCGAGTTCGACCGAGTGCAACAAGCCATGCGCGACGAGCGCATGCAGTGTCTCGAAGACCGCCGCTTCTACTCCATCGCCGGCGCCCAGTGGGAAGGCCCGCTCGGCGAACAGTTCGAGAACAAGCCGCGGTTCGAGTTCAACAAGGTCCACTTGGCGGTCATCCGCATCATCAACGAGTACCGGAACAACCGCATCACCGTCGACTTCACCCCGAAGGACGGCAGCAGCAAGGCCGACCTCGCCGACGTGTGCGACGGGCTGTATCGCGCCGACGAGCAGGACTCTGGCGCGCAGGAGGCGTACGACAACGCCTTCGAGGAGGCGGTCGGCGGCGGGTTCGGCGCCTGGCGCCTGCGTGCCTGCTACGAGGACGACGACGACGACGAGGAC